ACACCTCCCGGCGGACGGCAGTGTCCACAAGGAGGATCTACAGAAATGGCTAAAAAGATTGCGCATAAGGGTGCATCCTCGGAATATCAGGTATTTCGCCGTTGGCGAATATGGCGACCAGACGATGAGGCCGCACTATCACGCCATCGTGTTTGGTGTTGGTCCTGCGGAAGAAGAGCTGTTAAAGGCGACTTGGACAGCGGGTGCTATACATATCGGGACTGCGGAGGAGAAAAGCCTTTCCTATGTCTGTGGATATGTGACAAAGAAGATGGGCAAGCGGACAGACCCGCGCCTGAAGGGACGGAATCCGGAGTTCTGCCTTATGAGTCGGAAACCGGCCATTGGATTGACAGCTGTGTCGAACTTAACACAGGCCTACCAGACGAAGCCGGGCCAGGTGGCCCTCCAAAAAGACGGGTGGATCAGTAGGACTGTTCGGATCGGGCCAAAAAAATACCCGCTGGGCAGATACCTGACTGGTAAACTAGCCGCGTCCCTCGGCTTAACGGACACCCAAAAGAAAAGCCATCAACGGAAAGGCATGATCGAGATGCATGTCAGACAGACACAAACCTCGATTACCGAGTACTGGAAGCGACGAAAGCAGATTGTGTTAGCCCAACAAGGACGGATGTCGATCGAGACACCGAAAACACTATGAGGAGGTAAGAATGAAACGCTATAAGCACTCCCTCTCGCATTATAAACTCTTAACGTGCGATCAGGGAGAGTTGGTACCGGTAGGACTGGTGGAAGCCCTACCGGGTGATACCATCCAACAGAGCACAAGCATCCTGCTACGGATGAGTCCCATGGTAGCGCCAGTCATGCACCCAGTGCAAGTACGGCTGCACCATTTTTTCGTGCCCAATCGGCTCATCTACACCGGATGGGAAGACTTCATCACGGGCGGACCGGATGGGACCGGCTCGACCGTCCCCTATCCCACCAATGCAGCCGCCATTAATCCGGCAACCGGATCGCTGCTTGACTATCTCGGCGTCCCTCCAGGCACCTCCCTACCGATCGGCGCCCTCTCCATGCTGCCAGTTCGCGCGTACAATCTGATCTACAACGAGTTCTACCGGGACCAAGATCTCGTGACGGAAGTGGCGCAAGATTCAACCGTCCTTCAGAGGATCTCCTGGGAAAAAGACTACTTCACCACCTGTCGACCCTGGACCCAGAAAGGTCCGGCCGTCACACTCCCGCTCGGAACCTCCGCACCTGTGGATGTCTCCACGACGGACTTCTATACCGGCACCAAAACGGCAGGCATGCGGTGGCGGCAAGCCGTCAACGGGAACGTGGCACCCGATGGGGACTTCCTCATGACCGGGTCGGGCAACGGCAGTACTCAAAACTTCGTAGGCAGTAACGTCGGCTCGGCCATCCTCTATCCCTCCAATCTGTTCGCCGATCTCTCCGCGGCAACGGCGGCGCAAATCAATGACCTACGGAAGGCCCTGGCTCTTCAACGCTATCAGGAGGCACGCGCACAATATGGATCTCGCTATACTGAGTACCTTCGCTATCTTGGTGTTAAGTCTGCAGATCAGCGTCTTGATCGTCCTGAATACCTTGGTGGCGGAAAGCAAACGGTGGCGTTCTCAGAGGTGTTGCGAACTGGATCAGATACGGCTACTAGTCCAGTTGGTGACCTCAAAGGCCACGGCATCGCGGCGCTCCGCTCGAACCGATATCGATACTTCGTCGAAGAACACGGCTATGTCATGACCCTCCTCTCCATCCGACCGCGCTCCATGTACGTGCAGGGACTACCGCGCACGTTCACCCGCCGGACCAAAGAAGACTACTATCAGAAAGAGCTCGAACTCATCGGCCAGCAGCAAGTGTTCAATCGAGAACTCTTCATGGCCGGAACCGCAGCAGACAACAACATCTTCGGCTACCAAGATCGGTATGCCGAGTATCGCCACGAGAACAGCAAAGTCAGCGGAGAATTCCGCTCACTGCTCAACTACTGGCACGAGGGTCGAATCTTCGCCTCTCAACCGACCCTCAACCAATCCTTCGTCGAATGCGACCCAGGAAAACGCATCTTTGCGGTCCAGACCAACGACACCTGTTGGTGTATGGTCAATCACAGTATCCAAGCCCGTCGAATGGTCGGGCATCAAACAATCGGAAGAATCCTCTAACCTCGGACAAGAGCCGCTGCCGCTTTCTGAAGCGGTGGCGGAATCCGGAAAGGAAGCCATGGCCAAGTGGAATGACAAAGGCGAGCAGATCCCAGACGACACACCCGTAGAAATCCCGGTCGGGTTCCAAAAACCTGAAGACCTTCAAGACATGATCCGCCGACTCGTCCGGAACGAGGCGTTTGCGCGGACACAACAGGGCGTAGAAACCTTCCAGGAAGCCGAAGACTTCGATGTAGGCGACGAACCCGACCTAACCACCCCATACCAGCACATGGCCGAAGAACGGCCTGCAGACAGCAAGCACCTGCGTCCACCGGACCTCTTAGATCCGGAGGACGAAAAAGCCCTCGAAGCGTTCAAACAGAACCTCTTAGCCAAGCGTCAAAATCTTGACAGTGGCAAAAAGGAGACAGAGACACCACCCTCGGCGTGAGCCGAACAGTAGTTCCCTTGATAACTACTGAGCCAGGTGACAGGACAAGAACCATGCCAAGATTCAGGTTTCGACCTCGGTCGGCAAAACATCGGTCTCGGGCTCGACTACTCAACAGGCGCGAGCACAGCTCTAGAATACATCTGCGCCCGATAAAAACCACGAAGCCCGAAAAGACCAGAGTCCTGAATCGGCAACCGAATCGAGCGCCGGTCCTAAGGCTGGACAGGAGGCCGGTGCTTGGATTGGTCGATCGTGTCACCTATACACCCTTCGAAGAAGCGGCCAGACCCGCAACCGTCGAACACGTCTTTGACGTCATCCACCGCAGCCAACCGAAAGACCGGCACGACATCTGCCAGACCCGCAGTACCAGAGCCCAAGTGCTCTTTGCGAAAGGGATAGCAGGCAAAAAAGGGAAGAGCCCAGGAAAAGGCGGCACCTACAAGCGGACACCTGAGTCCGCGATCAGTTGTGAAAGGAGCCTATAGTATGGCAGGAGCTGAACTCGCAGGATCCCTCATTTCGGGCGGGTTATCGCTCGCCGGAGGATTCCTCGCAGGAGAAAAGAACGAAGACATCATGCAAATGCAGATCGATGCCCAGCGCGAAGCCCAGCAGAAAGGCATACAATGGCGCGTCGATGACGCGAAACGCGCCGGAGTCCACCCACTCTACGCCCTCGGCGCGAACGTACCCGCCACCTATCCCGTAGCCCTCCAAGACACCGTAGGCCCAGCCCTCCAAGAAGCCGGGCAAAACATCGGGAACGCGGTCACGCGCATGCTCGATACTCAAGCCAAAGAAAAACATCAGATGGATATGGCCATTGGCGCCGCCCAGATCGACGAATCAAATGCACGCAAAGATCTCTACATCTCCGAAGCGGCACGCAATCGTCAACAGCCGGCAGCCAGTATGCCGGGCCTCGGCATCCAAAAAGAAAGTACCCGTCCCGGCACCGTCACCGGCACCCTCGAAGGCATGGGACAAGATGCCACCGTACCAGGAACGGGTCTCATTGATCTCGAACCGGCAAAAATCACCTCCAGCAAGGAAGGACACCCGGATGTCAAAGCCGGAACCATCCCAGGATATGAAGAGAGGAATTTTCGAGGACTGCCCATGCTGTTCCCCGATTCCGCCGGAGAATCACCCGAAGAAATCATGTCCGAAATGTCCCTGCCCGCCTACATCGGCCTCCTCGGCCTCAATAGCAAAACCTACGGAAACGACTGGTTGAATGAATTTCTGAAACTGCGGTATACAGGGGACAAGAACGACGTGCATGTACCCACGCTACGTGAGCAAGAGAACATGGGCCGCATGCGCACACCGAAAAAAGAATGGTGGGAATTCTTCCGAGTACCGGAAGTCTTCGGAGGCTATAGGAATCCACGCAACAAATGAAGGGAGGTGACACATATGCGACGATTCAGACGACCGCGCCCGCGTCGGGCGATGCGGAAACGTCGGAGATTCAAGGCATCACGGTCGGCGATGGGCCGACCATTGAGAGTGGGCGTAAGGATGTGATCTGTGAACGTCCCTACGTCAAAGGCCCGTTGGAGTTGGGCTGTGGCTCGTGTAAACCCTGTCTGGTGAACCGGAAGCGCGTATGGGTGGCCCGTTTGCAGCTCGAACTGTTGACGTGGCCCACCCATTGCTTTCTGACCCTGACCTATGACAATGAACACCTCCCGGCGGACGGCAGTGTCCACAAGGAGGATCTACAGAAATGGCTAAAAAGATTGCGCATAAGGGTGCATCCTCGGAATATCAGGTATTTCGCCGTTGGCGAATATGGCGACCAG